ACCTTCTAACATGGTCTTACGTTGTTGTTTTTTCCAACTGGTGTTATGTAACGCACTAGGGTCAACGGCGATTTCGTCAAGACTGATGTGGTGCGGTCTTGGGTGATAACAACTATGATTATCTCCTGTGTGCAAATACAGAGTTTGATGCAGCCACTTCATGGTACAGAATCCTGGACCTGTAGTGTTTAGTTTGTCTCGTACTGATTTAATATATTGTAATTTATGATCCATTTAGGCTAACCTTTGTTTTAAGTTTATTTGTCCAGATATTTTTCCGATGATAAATTCATCTACAATTTTTATAAGCTCGCTGTGAACGTTAGTATTACTAATATGGTTGGGTCTAGTATCATTCGCATATGCTTTAAGTATTTCTTGTTCGCTAATGTTTTCTTTTTCTATTTCAATTCTTGAAAAATGCACTAGTGCAGGTTTTACTTCGTTTTCAAAATTAACTGAGTATTCGTATGTATTATAATCGATATAATTAAATTCAGGTTGAACCCAACTAGTAGGAGCATTGTTAAATTCATACTCCGATGGAAATGCCCATATTATCAATGCTCGTATATTATATTCTGTTATTAACTCTTTGGTTCGATTAAGATAAGCTGTGTCGTGCATTCTGTGAAGAGTTGGATGAAAAAAGTATTCGTCATACATTACTCTTCTTTGAGCAGTGCGTTTTGAGTCGTAATTACGATTCGTATCCGACCAACTTATTATAACAACATCATCGGGAGCTATGTGTTGATATATTTCTAAAAATTTTGCAAATATATTTGCATTACTTGCACTAGAATATGAATAGTTTTCAACATTATATTTTGCAGTTAATGCAGTTGTCCACGCCCATTTCCTGCCAGCATGAGCAGAAAAGCTATCTCCTAATATGTACAGTTTCATTTTAAAGAACACTCTTTCTTAAATTCAATTAGTTCTGGAAACGTTTTATTAAAATCAGTTCCGTTACGTAAATCCTGCTCATTGAAATATAAATTAAAGTTTTTCATTGCCAAATTTTTGTCGTAGTTGCTCGGAGATTTAATCCAATCTATCAACCGTTGAACCTTGCTAACTTCAAAATCTTTAAATCCTTTATGATGATTAAACAATCCCTCAGTATTCTCTAACATGTATTGTTTGGCTTTTTCTAGTTCTAGAACCATTTCAGGTAATAATTTTGAATTTAAAAAATCAGGTTCTTGTAACTGGGGAATATCAAACCAAATTAACTGACGACCCGTGCTGTATTGATTTCTCAATTTGTGAATATTTTTGATGTATTCTACAAACCCCGAGTAGCTCAAGACGTTAAATGTAATAATGAATGTTAAACTATGTTTATCCCCGTTAGCCAAAAAGTCTGTTATGTTCTGGTAAAGCAGATCAAAATCCATGCCTGGTCTTATATATTCAGCTTGTTTACCCCAGGAGTCTAAACTACAAAACAGCATGAAATGATCGATTGCTGATTTTTCAGTAATTTTCTTCAATGATATCATAAACTTACTCCACTGATTTCCTGGCGGACAGCAATTTGATGTTATAGACAGGTTTAAGGCAGGATGTGGGTGCTCGTGTACATAATCAAACATTTTAAAGGTGTTTTTGTCCATCAACGGTTCGCCGCCAGTCATACGGAACGTCTGTAGCTTTGGATAGACTACCGGCATCCATTCCCAGAATGCTTTTAGATAAGGATTATCAGGACCGTTGTCAATATTGAGTTTCTTTACCCAGGTGATGTCATTGTGCCAGCGATCTGATAAAATAATAGCACCGTTTTTTTCTATATCTTGCTGCCAGGCTGTGCTTAGATGGGGACTACAATAGCTGCATTTAAAATTGCAGGCTTGATTAAAATTTACTTCAACATATCGAGGTATTGCATTTCCTTCAAATCCCAATGATTGAGCTTCCGCAATTAGTCCATCTTCATAGACATCTTTACTGCGATATGCACGATCGCTTAGTTGATTGCCACTATCTTCAATTTGCCAACAAAAATTACATTCGTCTGGTCGCTGACCTGCTAACATTAATTTTCGTTGTTCTTTTTTATATTTGGTGTTGTGTAAGGCGCTTACATCTATTGCAATTTCTTCCAAAGGAACTTTATGGCTGCGGGGGTGATAACAACTATGTGTTTGACCTGTTGGAATATGTATGCTTACATTAAACCATTTTGCTAGGCAAAAACTAGGACTGACTTCATTTAATTCTTCAAAAACTTTTCCAGCATCGTGAAAATATTTAGACTGATATCGTCCATTAATTTTAACCAACTCGTTGCCTTTTATGTTTTCATTTAGAGGCATCGAATTTTTCCTTTAGCCATTCAAAGTCATTGATTTTTCTTAACTCTTCTAGATTGTTTCTATTTTCTAAACCATATTGGCGACCTGCTTTTGCACCCGATATAGCATGTTTGCCGAACGGTGCATCATGTCCAATAGTACACCATATGTCTAAACGTTGCTGTGTTTCTTCTTCGAACTGTCTTTCAATAGTACGACTAGATAGTTTACAACATTCTCTAAATGCACTACGCCATGTAGTGAATTCGTCAGTGTTAAACGAGTTAACGTTAGACACAGTATTCATAGCCTTGAACTTTTTAGATATGCTGGTTGTCATATCAGAAGTATTAGTATCCATATTCAATGTTAACTGGCGAGGTAACAGCTTAACTCCGCCGTTACCATATTCTAAATTGTTAATAGGATTACAACTTCTCCATACATGTACACAATCTATATCATAGCTTGACATGACTAAATCAAAATTAAAATCATCTGCAATAACAGCATCACCGTCAACAATCCATATCATGTCAGTGTCACACAATGTTGCTGCTTTGATATGAGCATTGTGAATGCCTTTTACACCATGTACTCGTTTTGCTCTAGGGCACGTATCAAGCAATCTAAGATAATTTTCTTCAGCATTAGCTTCATTATAGGATATAAACACCACGTCATATAAATGATGCTTGGATGCTATGACATCATGTTCTTTTTTCTCAATTAAAAATCTATGATTAAACTCTCGCTGTCCAATAAGTTTGTCTTTAGAAAATAAAATAACACCATTGTTATAAATTTCTGAGTCGTTAAACATGTGTTTAAATGTGTGATTTTCTTTACGATCGTGATCATACTTTCCATCATTGGGATCAAAGTATAAATTAAAAACTGTGTCATCGACAACTTCTATTTCCGGCCATATTCCCCAGAACATGGGTTGTGTTTCGTTTTCAAAAACTTGTAAGTATTCCGCATAGGTTGTTAAAGTACATCTAGGGTAAACATAACGGCTAACAATCAAGTCATGTTCTTTTTTGTCAATTAAATATCTACGATTAAATTCTCGTTCTGAAATAATTTTTGTTGTAGAAAATAAAACAACCCCACTTAGATATGATTCTTTATCATTACACAGATTTTTGAATACATGATTTTCTGATCTATCATAATCAAAAGTCGGGTTATTGGGTTTAAAATAAAGATCAAAAATAGATGTATCTATTACTTCTGTTCCGGGCCAAACGCACCAGAACATAGGCTGTTGACTATTATTAGTAATTTCTAAATATTCAGCGTAATTATTAATGGTATAAACAGGATATTCAAATTTACAAACTACTATATCGTGTTCCTTTTTGTCAACGGCATATTGTCTTTCAAATTCTTTTTTAGACAACGGTTTAAATTTACTGCAAAGAATTATACCAGTTAGGTAAAGTTCTTCGCCGTTGCACAAGTTTTTAAAAACATGATTTTCTCTACGATCATAACTGTTATGATGACTAAAATATAAATTAAAAATTTCGTTGTTTAGAATTTTGATTCCGGGCAATACTACCCAGAACATGTCATCTGTAATTGTTTGATATTCCTCAAACGTTAAAGGATAATATTTGTTATATTGCTTTGGATTGCTGGCAATAATTTCTATTTCTTTTTTAGATGTAAAAAATCTGTGATGAAACTCACGCTGCGAAATTTTTAAAGATTTAGGAAATAAGCAAACACCATCATAATGTTCTCCATTTTTAAAAACATGAACATACATGTCGTCCCACTTATCGGCTTTGTAATCTAATAGATTAAATGATGTTAACTCTACATCGTCCCAGATAACCCAGAACATTTTTGTAAAAGATTTAGATTGAATTTCTTCGTAAGATTTTATGTTTGTGAGTCTTTGAGCAAGAGGATACTTAGACTTTATTGTTTCCCAGTCTTCACTATTTCCGTTGCTTGTTGAAACATAAAAAATGTCATGCATTCGTCGGCACCGGCATCTTAAAATAAGTGTCGTTGAGATTCATTGTTTCATTATACAGATCTAAAGTAAATTTGCTTTGCTGTGCATCAAGAAACGGCCAATCTAATCCTAGCCCCATTTTTATTTTTTCACCTAAATTCTCGATTTCTTCTATTAGGCCAGTGCTTCCTACATCTTCATATGGTTTACCGTACTGAAAATAAATGTCTCTAAGTATTTCAAAATCTCGAACATCGACATAATTCCATTGTGTGCAATTAGCCATCCATGTTCCCAATCTAGCACCGTACACAGCATAAATTCCGTTTTCTTCGTGAGCGCCAACTGTTGACCACATGCGCAGTCTATGAATATTGTGCCACCATATGCGTTCTTTAATTTCCATAGGAGGAACTTTGACACCATCGAGTAAGGTCATTTTAACACCTTCACGAAATCCTGCTCGCCATGCTTGGAACGGTGAACCTGTAATAATACTCTCACTAAATGTTAATGGAAAATTTCTATATCCATCTTCCCAACAAAAATCTACCTGGCCGCGATCACTGTTGGAATTTTCGTGTGTCTTCATATTGAGAACAAAATCTTTACGCCAGATTTTTAATCCACCATTGCCATATCGAAGACCGTTGATTGCATTACGACCACACCAACCATAGACCTGTATCTTAGGATCACTCATGTCAAGGTCAATGTTAAAAAATCTAGGATCTACAATATTGTCTGCATCAACAGTGATAAACCAATCTGTTTCGCTAGCTTCTGCTGCGGCTTTGTGAGCATGGTCGGATCCTTTGACACCGTGAATACGTTTAGCCCAAGGAACTTTGTTGCATAGATCTGCATAATGCAGATCAGCATTAGGCTCGTCGTAGCTAAGGAAAATCACATCAAATTCTATAACTTTCATTTGTATTCTATCAAATAGTTTTTAAACAATCTACGTGTGTACACACTGAATCTATCATATTCTATGTTTTTAATTGTTACATTATGCCCTACTAGTTCATTTAGTTTAACAGAAAACATCTCAAAAATCAAATTGGGATCGTTGTAATCCGTGATTAAAAAATCCATGTCAGTGGTGCCATCCCAAATAAATTTTCTTGTTTTGGCACTACCTTTGTGTTTTTTGGTGCCGCTATACTCAGCAGACAGTTGAACTTTTAGACATTTGCTTTTTGAATTATATGTTAGATGTATATCCGATTCGAGTTCTTCTGAATATTTAACATCAGGAATTCTGTGCAACACATCATCTAATTTGTTTAGTGTCTTTTTTTCAGCTATCTCTAACTGTCCCGAATCTACATTTATTTGGCAGTTGTGTATCTGTGTTTCAGCTGCGATTATAGATTCGGCGATTTCTTGTGATATCTGTACTACGTGCTTTTGATCTGCGAAAGCATGATCTGGTCCTACACTGATCACTTGGCCTGTGCTTGGATCAAACACCGCTACATACTGTGTGATTGGTGGCTTGTATTCCCTCAGCCATTTGTCAAAATCTTCTATAGTTTCCATGCTTTGGTCTCCAAGATATGTATGCATTCGTCTGTGATTTTATTTTTCTCCACATAATGCACAATATCAGTTTGTTGAAAATTTCCTATCTTTAATCTAGCATCTGCATTGAGATAAAATCCCACATGGTCGCTCCAGGTGTCGGCGGGCCAAGGCCAGTTTTGCAACATTGGTTTCATATGAACTACCCGAGGAAAAGGTAGATCGTACGCAATGTCATCGGTGATATCTAGTATTTTAGCAGCTAGGGCAAACGCCTCATCTGTGCCGATCACCTTAGGTCTATGTTCATTTAAAAACTGATTAGTGAATTCACTGGGATTTTTTAAAATCTGTCGTCCCAGTTCAAAAAATTCTTGGCATAGCACAGAACCTTTAGAGAAAAAAGTCCACATGGAATATAAATCCGGCAGACAATTTCTGTCAAAGGTTTTTCTATATGTGCGATCTGTGATTGACTCACCCCTATAGGTGTAGACCTGATTGGCCACATATAATTCGCTGTTGGCAATAAAATAATCAATCCAATGACTGTAATCTCGCAGGAATATCATGTCAGCATCAAGACAGACTGTGTGATCAAACGGTGACAGTTGATCCATCCACGATCTGCCATCCCAATATTTCTCTTGGTCCCATTCAATCACTGTGTCAAACACCCACGGACTTGTTAATTTCGCAAGAGATTGTTTATTGTCAATAACCAGTGCTACCCTATCATAACCTGGTTTTTGTGTGGTTTTTATACTCAAAGCTAGAGCATAGGCGCATTTGAGATAATCAACGTCGTCATGATGTGCCACAAACAGCAGGTACCCGAAATTCATATCAACTCCATTAACTGTTGTTGATGTCTCAATATACTTTGTTTATTCATCACATGTATGTCAACACCAGTCACTGATGCTGCACAATATGTGGCATCCAATCGATGATCGATCAAGAATGTTAATTTGTCCTTGTCGACAGCTGTGAGTATATCTTTGTCCATGACTGATAACACAGGTGGCAGTGTTGGTGTGTGCATGTTCTCAAATCCATCTAGCATGTGTTTGGCAACACTAAACGCTATGTCATTTCTATACTGTCTGTGATCGAATTGAAAGACATCAGCATAGTGCTTGTAATTTTCTTTGATTAAATTCACAGTGTCGAAGAACAATTTTGATTGTGGATTTTTCGTGAACATCACTGTGGTTGCCCAATACATTTTACAACTGGTTTCACATACATATCTATCAAGGTATCCTAGTCTATCTTTGCTGTAGATGTCGTTAATCGAATCGCCTATCATTACGTCAGCTTCCACATTCCAATATTTGTTTAAATTGTCACTGAATATTAAAAAATCGCTGTCTATCAGCAGTGTTCTATCATAGGGTGTGAGATCCCACACCGAGTGCCTATTAGTATTACAAAACGGTATTTTTTTATTAATTACACCGTCGTGCAATCCACGTTGATTATTAGTAACGGGTTTATCTACAATTATAACATGCTCGAACACTGTTTCAACCTGTTGCCATGTGCGTGATTTGATCAACCATTCCTTGGTGCTGAGATCTGTAACCAATGAAACTGGTACATGGAGATGTTTTTTTGCAAGCCCGCCACTGATCACTGCTAATAATCCGTAATCTACTTCACGATTATTGTGTGCGAAAATTAAAATGCCATTGGTCATTGTGAAATAAGTTTTTCTACAGATCTAGATTTTTTGATCTTGTCAAATTCTTGAAAATATTCATTAGTGACTTCAAAATATCTACTGAATATGTCATCACGAAACGCTTCTAGATTTTCTATCAATATGGGATTTTCGTTAACGTCTAACAACACTATTCCAGAAACTCTGCCTTTGGCACACAGCATTTCAACAAATGTCAACAGGTTTC